CAAGGGGAAAATTTGCCAAAAGGCAAATCCGAAGAAAAAAAATCAAATCGTTCTGGTAAAAAAATTGATTTTGAAAAAATCGCAGAGCTTTGGAACATCGAAAACGAAAATACAGGTAGTCAATTACCGTTTGTTGAGAAAGTAAACGATGAACGCAGAAGAGCAATTAAAAAATTCTTAGCGGAATTGAGAGAGCCAACACTTGATTGTGTTGAGAAATATTTCAAAGCGTTCTTTGCCGCACTCAAACCACATCACCTTGGCGAGAACGATAGAGGCTGGAGAGCAAACTTTGATTTTGCGATTAAACCAAAACAAGTATTAAGAGTTAGAGAGGGGGCATTGTAATGAGTTCCGAAGTTTTAAAAGTTATCCCATACGATTTAAGTGCAGAGCAAATGGTTCTCGGTGCGTTGATGTTAAGCGGTGTTAATGCGAAAACTGATGCGATCTTCTCAATGTTGAAACCAGAAAGCTTTTACACATTGGCACATCAACACATTTACGCAGAAATGAGAAGTCTGGCCCAAGCGAGCAAACCAATCGACATTTTAACGCTTGAACACGCTTTAAAATCAAAAGGCATTAGCGATGAAGTTGGTGGATTAGCTTACTTGGCAGAATTATCAAGCAATACCGCAAGTGCCGGAAACGTTAAAGCGTACGCTGAGATTGTTCGTTCTGAGGCCGTTAAACGCTTTACTCTTGGAAAATTACAAGATTGCGAAAGCTTAATCTTTGAGAAAAACGGTTTACCTGTTGAAGAACGTTTAGAGGCTATCAGCCGATTAATGTCAGAAATCGCAGATTATTCCCGTGATGGCAAATCTCAAGGATTAAGACGAGGCCGTGATGTTGGTATGGATTGGGTAGAGGATTACCGCCTAAGAATTGAAAACTCAGATGCTGTGCGTGGTTTATCTACTGGACTTCTCGCACTTGATGACTTGCTAGGCCCGAAAGGATTAGTAAAACAATCATTAATCGCAGTGGGCGCAAGACCTAAATGCGGCAAAACAGCGTTCTACGCAATGATGGCCGAAAACTGCATTTTAAACGAGAAAAAACCAGTATTGCTATTCAGCCTTGAAATGTCTGGTAAAGCAATCTTTGAGCGAATGATTAGTAAACGTGCGAATGTTAACAGCAATGCGTTCTACGAAAATCAAAACAATCCAGATGACTTCTACGACAAATATCACATTCACCCAGAAACATTTAATTCTAGAGTATTAAGTGCGACAGAAGAACTTGTCCAAGATGACTTGTTATACATTGACGACACTCCAGCAGTATCAATGGCCCATATTCGCAATGAGTGCAGAAGAATTAAACGTGAATGTGGAACCATCGGTTTAATCGGTGTGGACTACCTAACATTGATGAAAGCTGAAAAAGCAGAACGTAATGATTTAGCTTATGGCCAAATCACAAAAGAATTGAAAAACCTCGCACGTGAAATGGACTGCGTTGTATTACTTCTCACTCAATTAAATCGTGGATTAGAAAACAGAACAGACAAACGACCATTGCCAAGCGACAGCCGAGACACAGGACAAATTGAGCAAGAGTGTGACTACTGGTTCGGTTTACACAAAGAGAGTGTTTATAACGAGCAGGCAGACCAATCATTAACAGAAATCCTTGTTAGATTAAATCGTCACGGTGGCACCGGCAAAGTTTATGTAGATCAGAAATTCGGTTCAATGTTCGAGTGCAACCAAATTGATGCAGAGCGTAGATCTCAAATTGGCAAAAAAGAGCCAAGACAGCAGAGCTATAAAAAACACGACAAGGACGATTTTTAAGCGAGGCTGAAATGGAATTTGATTTTAAACCAATGTTTCTGGTTAACGAGGCAGTCCGCAGAAATGCGATGGAGTTAATTAGAAATTTACCCATCAACGAATTAAATCCGCTTGTTGTAGAAATCAAGGTTAAAACACGCTCAATGGAGCAGAATAATAAATTTCACGGAATGTTAGGCGATATTTCAAAACAGGCAACTTGGCAAGGCGATAAGTACGATATTTACGGTTGGAAGAACTTAATCGTAAGCGGTCATACAATCGCAACAAAACAGCCATACAAGCTAGTCACCGGCATTGAGGGTGAACTGGTAAACGTCCGAGAAAGAACATCAAAAATGGGTGTTAAGAGAATGGCAAGTCTAATCGAATACACAACCGCTTGGGGCGTGGAGAATGGCGTTAAGTTTAACGATGTGTGGAGATTTTAAATGAGAGAAGAAATAGCTCTAGCGGTAGTTCTCTTTGTGGTGGTGTTTGTGATTATTTTGTTTATTGAGGGCGCAGATGATGAATGAGAAAGAATTGAAGATTTTAATTATTGCTTATGCCCGTGTAGTTATCGTGGCAATCTTAATCACTGGTAAATGGTGGTGATATGAACAAGAAACCTAAGGAAACAAAATGCAAGGTATGCGGTTGTTACTTTGTCAAAACGATAAGCTCAATGCAGAAAGTCTGTTCACCTAAATGTGCGATTATCCTTTCGAAAGAGCAGGCGAGAAAGAAAAAAGAGAAACAAGACAAGCAAGAGCGGTTAGAAACCAAGAAAAGAATGACTGCACTTAAACAGAAAATTAAAAGCCGCTCCGAGTGGCTAGATGATTTACAAAGCTGGGTAAATAAATTCATTCGCCTAAGAGATAAAAACGAGCCTTGTATATCCTGCGGTCGTTATCATCAAGGGCAATATCACGCAGGGCATTATCGCAGCCGTGGAGCTTGTCCAGAGTTGAGATTTAACGAGGACAACATACACAAACAGTGCGCACCCTGTAATAACCAAAAGAGCGGAAACGCTATAGAGTACAGAATAAACCTGGTTAAAAAGATTGGAATTGAACGGGTAGAGTTTTTAGAGCGACAAGACCATCCGCCATTAAAACTGACAATCGAAGAAATCAAAGAGCAAATTAAAATCTACAAAGCCAAATGCAAGGAACTAGAGAATGAATAAATTCAGCGAACTACCAGAACTAGACTACGACCAAATTCAATATGTGGATAGTAGAATGTACCCTTGGGGAGCGTGGATTAATGAAGGTCGTTTAGATAAACCAGAATTAAACATTCTCTACAAACTTATGAAGAGCGTAGAGCCGCAAGACGAGCCAAGCAGTGCGATTTGTGATGATGAATTAGGAATGATGATTAGTGAGCAAGTGGAAATGTTCTTTAAAAAATACGATGAGCGGATGCACTTCATTCTTTTTTCGTATTACGTTCACAAATCAACATCAAACAAAATCGCAGTGAAGTTAAGAGAGCGTGAAGAGCCTCAATATATGCAGCCTTGTAACGGTAAGCGAGATATTAGAATCCCTTGCTTAAAAACTTGTAAGCGTAGAGTAGAGAAAGATTTAGCGCTAATGAAAGCGATTATCTACGAGAAGCTAATCAAGATTGAAGTCAAATTAGCAGTAGAGAGCGAGAAAAGAAAAAATATTAAAAAAATTCTATTTATATATTGACATACTTGTCAACTTGTCCTATCATACTGATATAAGGTGGTCGCACTGTAAGTAGTGAACACCGAAATAAATTTAATATAGCCTCGATTGCGAAAGCGGTCGGGGTTTTTTATTGGACGATTAACTCAGATGGTAGAGTGGCAGCCTGTTAAGTTGTGTGTCACTGGTTCGAATCCAGTATCGTCCGCCATATATTCAGCTCATAGGTATTAGTTTACTTATGAGCTTTTTTATTTGAGGTAAAAAAAAGAATGCCTATGAAAGATCCAGATGTATGGGCTTTGATTTGGGCGTGGTTGCAAATGAATCTTGCCAGTAGCTCAATTCAAAGTGCCGGTGCGGCCATCATAATGTCACTTTTGCGTATGGGTTTTATGCGAAAGAAACCGTCATTCCGCTATATGCTAATTGATGCAGCAATTTGCGCATCGATTGCTGGCGTGGCAGTGCCTATTTGTACTCATATATTCGGACACGCAGATTTTTCAGCTTTTTTCGGCACAATGATTGGGTTTGTCGGGACCGAAAAAATACGCGAATTCTTGTTTAAGTTTATTAATCGTAGGATTGACAAAGATGACAATGATTATTCCAGAAACGACATTCAATAAAGTTTTTCCAAAAGCAATCAAAGGAGTTTATCAGGCGATATCAAAGCATATTGATTTAGCTGGCTGTTATAACAAACAACAACAAGCGATGTTTCTTGCTCAATGCGGACACGAAACAGCTGGATTTACCACTTTTAGCGAAAACTTAAATTACTCAGCAGATGGATTGATGAGAGTTTTCCGTAAGTATTTCCCGAATCTTAATATTGCTCGCCAGTACGAACGCAAGCCAGAAAATATTGCAAGCCGAGTATATGCTAATCGAATGGGTAATGGACCAGAAGAAACGATGGACGGCTGGAATTATCGTGGCCGTGGATTAATTCAAATCACTGGTAAGGATAACTATATCCGATTTGCCCGTTGGTTAGGCGATACGATCAGCCCTAAAGAAGTATCAAGTAATTTAGACTTAGCGGTCAAAGCGGCAGTCTGGTACTGGATTTTTAACGACTTGGCATCTATTGATTCGATCCAAAAGGTAACGATTAGGATCAATGGTGGCACCAATGGTTTAGATGACCGATGTAGATTATTTCGTGCGTTAATGGTGGATTAGTATGGAGGGGTGGAATGGTTAATAAATCAACCCTGATTTACCTTGCAGTATTGGCTAGCCTGTGTGGTTGGATTTGGTATCAGCACGTGGCGATAAATGACTTAAGAGCCGAAAACCAAACACAGGCTAATCTTATCGCAGAACAAGAAAAGGTTAACCAGTCGTTAAAAGATACGATTGAGACAGAGCGCCAAGCAGTAGAGCAACAGCGAGTTATTAACGATGAAATTAAACAAACAACACAAGACAAAGTGCAAGTTGTCAGAAAGATTATTAAATCACAGCCTTGTTATAACACTCGCATCTATGACGATGCTATTGAGCGGTTGCACTAATAAGGTGACAACTAAGACCGAATACATTTATCCGCCTCAAGCTTTCTTAACTCCTTGTATTAAAACTCCATTCACTGGTAGTACATACGGTGAGGCAGTAGAACATTTAATCATAGTGCAAGGTGAGCGTGACATGTGTGCTAGTCAAATCACAAACATTAATAAGTGGATTGAAAGCACAAAGAACAACAAATAAAGGATTTCCCTATGTCAGACGTGAAAGAGAAATCCACGTCTAAAGGCGTGGTGAAATTAACTGATAAACAAAAGCGGTTTATTGAAGAGTACTTAATAGACCTTAACGCAACTCAAGCAGCGATTAGAGCTGGTTATAGCGAAAAAACAGCGTATTCAATAGGTGAAGAAAACCTGAAGAAACCTGAAATAAAGCGTGCCATTGACGAGGCTCAATCAAATCGCTCAAGTAGAGTGCAGATAACTCAAGATGATGTTATTCGTATGTTGATTGAAAACATTGAAAAGTCATCCGGCATTAAGCAGGTGGTTATCACTCAAACAAGAAAATCAGAAGATGGTGAATTCGTTGGTGATGATGTTGCTCAATTTGTCTATGAGCCGTCTAGTGTGAATAAAGCCTTAGAGTTGTTAGGTAAGCACTTAGGAATGTTTAAAGATAAATTAGATGTAACCACTGGCGACAAACCTTTACCGACAGTAATCAACGTGACATTTAGCGATGAGCCTTGATATTAAATTTCCGACAAAGTTTAGAGCGTTATTTGAAGATATGTGGCGTTTTATTATCTTCTATGGCGGTCGTGGTTCGGGTAAGAGTTTTAATATAGCGAGATCGTTAATTATTTGAGCTTACCACAATCCAACACGAGTGCTTTGTTGTCGTGAAATTCAAAAGTCCATATCTGACTCGGTTATTCAGATGTTAATTGATCAGATAGAAAGATTAGAACTTCAAAACTTCTTTGAGGTACAGAAAACTCAAATCATTGGTCGAAACGGTTCAAGATTTACATTCGCAGGGCTTAAAACAAACATTACTTCAATCAAATCAATGACAGGTATTGATGTTGTATGGGTTGAAGAGGGTGAGAATGTATCAAAAGAAAGCTGGGATGTGTTAATTCCTACTATTCGAGAAGATAAGTCACAGATTATTGTCAGTTTTAACCCTAAAAACATTCTGGACGACACTTATCAGCGTTTTGTGATTAATCCGCCAGATAGATGTTCTTCTGTACTGGTTAATTGGCAAGATAACCCATATTTTCCAAAAGAATTAATGGAAGATATGGAGCAAATGCGAGAACGTGACTATGAGCTTTACAGACACGTTTACGAGGGCGAGCCGGTAGCTGATTCAGATATGGCAATTATTAAGCCTTTATGGATTGATGCTGCGGTAGATGCTCATATTAAACTTGGCTTCACCAGTAAGGGATTGAAAAAAGTCGGCTTTGACGTGGCGGACGAGGGCGTGGATAGTAACGCAAATGCGTTTGTACATGGCTCAGTCGTTCTTGATGTTGATGTTTGGAAAAATGGCGATGTTATTGATTCAGCCAATCGAACAAATCAAAGTGCGGTTAATTTCAGTGCTGACTTAATTATTTTCGATAGTATCGGTGTTGGTGCTGGTGTAAAAGCTCACTTCAAGCGATTACCTAAAACAATTCAAGTTGAGGGGTTTAATGCTGGCGGTTCGGTGGCTTATCCAGAGCGTGAATATATCAAAGGTAAGAAGAATCAAGATATGTTCTCAAATATCAAAG